CTTTTGCATTTTTAATGCCGTTTTCGGTATTTTAAACTGTTTCATTTTCCCTGCCTTTCCGTTGTGGCCGGGCTTCCCCGGCCAGGTTGTTATTATTGGTCTTCGGTATCCAAAAGTGCTTCCAATACCTGAATCATTTTTTCAGCATTATCTTTTGTGGGAGATATCCGAAACTCCTCCCACGTGGAACCGCGGTTACTGCACTTATTCCCTACTTTTTGAAGTGGGCAATAGTAACATTCGTCGACGTCGTTTTCGATAGACAATTCATCATTATAATCACACAGAGCACATTCTTTGTTGGAGCATTTCCTGTAAAAAGTTGCGCCGTCGCGACTTTCGAACCGCAAAACGCAATGAAATATATATTCTCCCGTCCCTTCGTTGGTAAGAGTACCGCTGTCAAAAGCATCTCGTATATCCTTCCAGTGCTCGATGCTCTTCTTGATAGCTTCTATCATCCCTCGTTCTTGTTTCATTTTCTCCCTTCCTTTCTGTATTTTCTTTAAATATTTATCCATCGGCCGTTTTTCCATGCGGCCGCTTTTTTGGGTTTCGGGATTGATTCCGTGATAGTTGCATCGGCATCGGGTTTGGTATGCCCTCTATGTTCTAGTGCTATGTATTGTCCGTCCTCTATAATGAGATATAGTCCCTCTCCCACACTTCTTGCCTGTAATCCGATTAGATTGCGCCAGTTATTAACAGGCATACCTGTCGGCCATGCTAAGCGGTACCGCTCCGGTTTGTCCCATGCGCTTTGCCATGCATCAAGCACATATAGTTTCCCGTTTTTTGCTATTATCTCTGCTCTATCCATTTTCCCTGCCTTTCATATCTTAAAATTGTTATTGGATATCCCGGAGTAATTCTATCTCTTCATCAGTAAACATATTCACCATGTTGTAATACTGTTTTTGTACCTTGTGGTATACCTTTAATGCTTTGATAGAATCGTTCGAGTAGCTATATTTATCACAAAAATAGTCAAAGGATTCGGGATTATACTTTTCCATGGCCGAAAGAATATCATAATCCGAAGGCGGACTGTAGTCCTTTTTTACCTTTTCCAGTGCCGGGCGTAAATTTAAAGATTTCTGCTTGTATCCTTCATATAAAACCCATGAATTCATGATAGAATTCCCATAATTAAAGGAAAATTCCCTGTTTCTACACTTAAAGGTTATCTTAAAAACCGCTCGATACTCGTCATCGTCGCTAAAGTATGGCATATGGCCGAGATATTGTTTTTCTATCTTCAAGCCGGTTTTATTGATGAAATTTTCCGCTTGTTTATCGTATTCATTCATTGTTGAGATTCCCCTTTCTTAAAATTGCTGGATAATGAAACCGCATTGATTATTTGCTTCATTTCTTTTTCCCTTTCTTTTCCGTGCCTTCTGTTATCATTATAAAAACTCTTTCATACCACGTTTTCCCATCGTATTTACACCGCCACAGTTTGCGAAGTTTAGCTATTCTCATACCGCCCCTCGCGCATTTGCCGGTATTATCGGTAAACGTGGTAGTAATGTTCATGCTATCCTCACCGAGAGGCGATCCCCAAATAGTGGCCGCGTATATTTCGCATAAACAATCCTCACCGTCGGGATCAGGTGTCGGGTTGTTAAAAACGAACCGTTCCCGATGTACCATCCCATTTATTAAGTTCGTGAAGTCTTGTAAGGTTTCCGGTGCTTTCATTTTCCTTTCCTTTCTATTGATTAAGTTTGAGGGTATGGGAACCTTCATTATCCAGTCCGATTTCAAGCCTGCCGATAGCGTCAAGGTCTGCGATTGCCCTTTCCACTTCGGAACGTCGATTGATAAAGCCCGGCCTAGAAAGCAATTCTCGCAGACTCAACCGCTCCATTGGTTTAAACTCTTTTATTATTTTAGCGTGTATTCCCATTTCTTTTTCCCTTTCTTTTTAAGGTTTCCGGTGCTTTCATTTAAAGTTTCCTTTCTACTTCTTTAATATTGAGAATTGCCTGGTATATATTCCACTTCGCTTGCCCTATCTCTTTTATAACATCGGCCCTTGCGCCGTTTTTATGGGATTTTTTTAACAGTCTATGGAGTTTTTGCTGTATTGCTCCCAAGTCCGTGATAATCGTTTTCATCGTTTCTTCCCTTCTTTTTACGGCCTACGGTTTATCCGTTTGCCTTGTTACATCTATACATTGCAAACCCGGTACCAACCTTGCTTTTTAGTATAAATTAAATTGCAAGTCATTGGATATATTATACTTATACGAACATTTTAATTATATTTATTTATGGATTTCTCATATTTTACTTGCATTATGTAATGAAATGATGTAACATAATGATATGGATGTAATGATATGATAAACAGCAGGGTTGAAAAGCGGAAAATAAGCAGGTGCGGTAAAACCGTTACATGCGGTATTTTTGTTAGTATTGGGTGCGGTGTTTTTACCGCAGTTGATGTTGAAACGTATTGAAAATGAAAGAGTTAACCGCAAAACAGGCAAAGTTTGTAGAATTATATCTAATTAGTCGCAATGCTCTTGAATCCGCAAAAAAAGCCGGATATAAGCATCCTGAAGTAAATTCAAGTAGACTGTTAAAAAATGATATAATCAGGCATAGAATTGATAAACGCATATCTAAAACGGCGTTAAGAACTGATAATATTCTAATCGATAGACAACGTGAAGCGATGGATATTTTAGAGAAAGCAAAGTCTGCTAATGATTTAAGAACGGCATTATCGGCAAACGATCAGTTAATACGATTAGGCGGATTTTACGCGCCGGAAAAACGAGTTACATTAAAAACAGAAATTACTGTGGATCAGGCCAGGGAATATCTTTTACAGGTTTCAAAAAAACAACGGGCGATACAGCCGGTAGAGTATACCGAAGTAAAGGAATCTAATTAAACCATTGTTTATACGGTTAATATACGCTATATCAATCCATCGCGTTAAATAGCCTATATGGAGCATGTACTACAAACGCAAAAAACCCGTCGGTTTGAGTTCCCGACGGGTTCCGAAAGGGCGTTTATTCCGCTTAGATTAATCCAGTTTTACTTTCCCTTTCCGTTGTGGCCGGGTTGCCCCGGCCTGGTTATTGGTCTAGTATTTTGCGGTTACCTTGTAGCATAGCGCGTGGATATCGTCGTGCAAAACTTCTCTGAGATCGTTAACCGCGTCTATTACAGCTGTGTAATGATAGTCGATGCTAGAGCGTTCAGTGATAGCCTTGTCTAATTTATAAACCGCTTCGTCTAGTTCTTGCCGCGCTGCTGTGACCTCATCAGTATCAGTCAATCGTTTGTATTCCATCATCTTTTCTCCCTTCCTGTTATGGCCGGGTTTCCCCGGCCTGTTGTTAGTTGTTAGCCTACTTCGGCGAACTCGGCCTCTGTAAGCGTATTTACGCCTACGCAAATGTATCCAGCTGGATAAGCAACAGGATCATCGGCTTGTAGGCCAGCATCTTTGGCACGCGCCCTCGCATCGCGTGCGTTTTTGGCTTGTATCTCGAGCAGTTTTTGGTCTGTTCGGAATTCCCTTATTACATAGCGTTTCATCATTTCTCCCTTCCTTCCTGGGGCCCCGAAGGGCCCCGGTTGATATTATTTGCTGGCCTTGAGTAGATTGTCAAACTCGCCTGCGATTCTGCGTAGAGCACCTGGTATATAGGATGCATCGCTTATATTGTCGCCACACCTGCAGAGTGCATCTCCCAGCATCCAGAGCGCGTCCCTGCGTAGCCGTGTTATTGCCGCGTCCGCTGTGTCAAGCGCATCACACACGTATTTCCGCTGTTTGTCATATTCTGTCATGATTTCCCCTTCCTTTTCCTTTCTGAAGTGCCGTCCAGCCAATCCGTCCGGCGTTGTCTATTATATATGCCAATACCATGCCAAAGTAATACGCTAATTAAATCAATAACTTACAGTTTCACAATGGAGCGGATGTAACAATACGTTTCAATAAAACATTCAACCCATGCAATAAATCGTTCAATAGTGTACTGCGGTACGTGGTAGAATGGTAGTGTCAAGGTGTTTTCCCGTGATTTCCAGCATCCGCCGGCAAAAACAGGCCGAAAAGGTGGACTGGAGTACGATTTAAGGCCGGGGACAAGTTTATGCTTGCAAATGCTTTAAAATGATGTAGAATAAAAGCGAATGAAATTATTTAACGACAGCCGGGGGTAATATAGTGACAACCCTATCTCTCAAACTCGCGTAAAAATTTTGAAAAATTTTTTAAATTTATCTCGAACGCCACCGCCTGCTATCCCTTTGATTGGTGATATAGACAAGTACGACGATGTGGAGTTATTAGAGATACGTCGAAGTGTAAAGAAGTTGGAGCGAGAATGGAGTCGGTATCGTGCTCGGACTGATTTATGGTATTTATTGACTGAGGTATTGGGTTGTAGTTGGATGCGTGAGCATATCAACAGTGAGTGGATTCATGCGCGGTGTATTGAGGTGCAGGCTGAGCCTGATGGTGTATTAGATTTATGGGCTAGGGATCATCTAAAAAGTTCGATCATCACGTTTGGGATGACTATTCAGGATATATTGTGCAGTCATGGAGAGGGTGCGTTCACGAAGCGTGAGTGTGTAGTTGGGATATTTTCTCATACTCGTCCTATTGCGAAGGGGTTTTTACGACAGATAAAGCGTGAGTTCGAGGAGAACGCGAAGTTATTGGAGTTATTTCCCGATATATTTTATGAAAATCCGTTTAAGGACAGTCCAAAATGGTCGGAAGATGACGGTTTGATAGTTAAGCGTAAGAGTAATCCTAAGGAGAGTACGATTGAGGCGTGGGGTTTGATTGACAGTCAGCCTATCAGCAAGCATTTCAGTTTAAAGGTGTATGACGATGTTGTAACGAAGGATTCCGTAGCGACGTCTGAGATGATTGAGAAAACAAAATCTCGGTTTGAGTTATCGGATAATTTAGGGGTAAGCGATGGGACGGGTAAGAACAGGTATATAGGAACGAGGTATCATTTCAACGATTTGTACGGGACTTTGATTGATAATGGCATTAAGGTCAGGTTTTATCCATGCACTGATGATGGGACGATGGACGGGAATCCGGTGTTGATAACGAAAGAGGAGATGATTCGCAAACGTGCTATACAGGGAATCCATACATTTAACTGCCAGATGTTGTTAAACCCCATTGCGGACAAACTAGAAGGTTTTGAGCGTGATTGGTTACAGTATTACGATACTAGAGTTTTTACGGGGATGAACATATATCTTCTGTGCGATCCCGCTAATTCCAAGAAGAAATACTCGGATTATACAGTGTTCACAGTTATCGGATTAGGCTCGGATAACAACTATTATTTGATAGATATGATACGCGACAGGTTAAATTTGACAGAAAGGTGTAAAAAATTATTTGAATTACACAGAAAGTATGATATAATTGGTGTCGGGTATGAAAAATATTCAATGCAAGCGGACATAGAATACATTAAAAGCGAACAGAATAGAACTAATTACAGGTTTCAAATTGTGGAGTTAGGCGGAAATATATCTAAGAAGGAGAGGATAAAGAGATTGATTCCTTTATTTGAGCAAGGCAGGTTTTATATACCGGAGAAATTGGTTCGCAAGGATTATGAGGGGACACCTACAGACTTGATAGCCTCTTTCATAGATGAATATTCCTCTTTCCCTGTTGCCAAGCATGACGATATTATGGACTGTATAGCAAGGATAATCGACGAGGATATGCACGCGATTCCGCCTAAATATGAAGCTCCTGTAATTATCGGGCTAGGCTCGCATAAAGGAAGTTGGATGGCTGTATGAAGCTCGTTAGAGAACTGTATGACAATGCTTTAACAGGCTGGAAAGATAATTACGATTTAGCCACGGATGATTTCAAGTTTTTAAATGGCGAGCAATGGAAAAATAAAGATGTAGTGGCTAGGGGCGATAGGCCGATGGTAACTATCAATCGGCTCCCGTCTATACTCGATCTTGTTGTCGGCATGATAAAACAGGCTAAAATGTCTATTAAGGTCAGGCCGATAGACAGTCAGGGCGACCCTGTAACGGCAAAAATCTTCGAGGGGCTTATAAGGAATATAGAAACTATATCTTCGGCCGATACAGCTTATGAGACGGCTATTTCACAGGTATTAGCCGGTGGATTCGGGTTTTTCAGAGTTATTACGGAATATGCTGACGATGATACATTCAATCAGGATATAAAAATAAAACGCATAATAAATCCATTTACAGTCCTTTTCGACCCGTCCGTACAGGAAATAGATTTCTCCGATGCGCAATATTGTTTCGTTACGGAGTTAATGAAAAACGAAGAGTTTAAATCTAAATATCCAAAAGCCCGGCTTGAGAGTTTCGGCACATCTCCCCAAAATAAACAATGGATATATGAAGATGAAGTGAGAGTAGCCGATTACTATTATTTCAAGGACGGTAAGAAAGACGAACTATTAGAATTGGAATTGCCCGATTCCTCTGTCCATACCATCAAACGAAGCAATATGGACGACCAACTTAAAGGATTGCTTGAATCAGGCGAAATAAAAGTCAAACGCAGTCGAAAAGTTGTTGAAAAAAAGGTCGTTCAACAGAAAATCAATGGGATCGAGGTTCTTGAAGAAACTGATTGGGCAGGTAGTTTTATTCCTGTTATCCCTGTTATAGGCAAAGAACTTAATATAGACGGCAAACAGGTCTATAGAGGGATAACACGGTTCTCTAAAGACCCGCAAAGAGTCTATAATTATATGAAGTCCACTATAGCCGAAATGCTTGGATTACAGCCGAAAGTCCCATTCGTAGCCGAAATAAATATGATTAAGGACTACATGGAATATTGGAAAAACGCCAATAACGTGAACTATTCTGTTTTGCCCTATACATCCAAAGATAGTAATGGGCAGGTCATAACCGCCACCCCGCCTTCAAGACCGGATGTCAACCAGCCGTCTGCCGCTTTATTCCAGCAGGAACGTGCCGCTATAGACGATCTCAAGGGTACGACAGGCATTTTCGATGCCTCAAGAGGCGCACAGTCAAACGAAACTTCAGGCAAGGCTATTGAAGCAAGGCAATCTCAAGGTGATTCGGTTAATTTCGAGTATAGAGACAATCTCCGTAGAGCTTTAACGCATCTCGGAAGGGTTCTTGTCGATCTTATCCCCCATATATACGATGCCGAACGAACAATAAGGATTTTAGGTGAAGATGACCGGCCTGCTGTGGTGCAACTGTTTAAACAGAATATTCTTAAAGGTATGGGACAGGAAGGAGATGATGTTGTAGGAGAAGTCGATTTACAGGTTGGAAAATATGACGTTACGGTAAGTATCGGGCCACAGATTGGTACTGAAAGGCAGGAAATGGCCAACAATATGCTGAAGATGGTTGAAATTTATCCGCCTTATGCCCCTATTATTATGCCTGAAATAATAAAAGTGTCTGATTGGCCTGGAGCGCAAAAGATAATCAAATCTTTAGAGCAGGTACAGCAACAGCAACAGCAGGCACAGCAGGAGGCACAGCAACAGCAAGGCCAGCAAAATGATTTAAATCAGTTAGAACAATTAAAGAAAATACAAGGAGATAATAATGGACGTAGCTGAATCTACGGAAGCAACGGAAGTTGCAACGGATGTAAAAGAGGAGTCATCCCCCTCCGCTGAACTTGAGCAGGTTAATCTCAAGGAAGAATCTTCTGAGGAAGAAAATACTCCCGTTGAGGAAGAAAATACTCCCGTTAAGGAGGAGACTGTTGAAACACAGGACGAGATGATACATATATCTCCTAAAACACTTTCTAAACGATTAGCGAAGGAAAGAGAAAGAGCCGAAAGGAAAATTCTCGAATCCTTGCCTAAGGAATCAGAAAAACCGTCGATAGAGGATTTCGATTATGATGTAGAGGCTTTTACAAAAGCTAATGATGCTTACATCGAAACCAAAGCCGCCGAACAGGCCGATAGGATTGCTTCTGAAAAGATATTCGTATCCCGCCTTGATTCCTTTAAGGAAAAACATTCTGATTTTGATGATGTTATGGCGGCATTACCGGAATTGAATGGGAATATTAAGGACGCTATCGTGCAGAGTGAATATGCGGGAGAAATATTGTATAAACTCGCAAAAGACCAAAATCTAGCGGATAAAATTGCTGATATGAACCCAACTAAGGCTGTAATGGAATTAGGACGGATCGAATCGCAGTTTGAACCCGTTAAACAAAAACGAACTACAACCGCCCCGGCTCCAATAGCTCCTGTCGGCAGTAACGGCAATGTCGAAAAGAAAATTACCGATATGTCGATGGAGGAGTATTCCGCATGGAGAAAAGGCGGTGGAGGAAAATAAATGGCAAATAGTATTTTAACAGTAGCTGAAATCGCCAAAGAGGCGGCTTTTCAGGTAAAAAATATGCTCGGTCTTATCGGGCGTGTGGACACGCAGTTCAAGAATGACTTTACCGTTAAAAAAGGTACTACGATTACTTATAGGCGGCCTTCGTACTACACTGTCCATGACGGGATTGATCTGACTGGCGCGATAAGCGATGTCAATCAGCCGTCCGCTTCGCTCACTATCGATAAGCAGAGAAATGTAGGGTTTGGATTCTCTAATATCGAACTCGCTCTTTCTATTGATATGTTCTCGAAACTCCATATTCAGCCTGCTGTAACTGCGCTGATAAATGATATGGATGTAGAACTGCTCTCGCTGTATAAAGACGTTTACTTCTCGTCCGGCACGGCAGGAACGCTCCCAGCTAACTTCGCGGCTTTGTCTGATTTGAGCAAAACCATGAGCGATGCGCCTATTCCGCAGACAGGAAGAAATGTCGTTCTAAATCCGGGTTCGGCTAATGCCATTCGGAAAGGCATGACCGGCTTGTTTGCTCCGTCTCTTATAGAAGGGATACTTAAGGAAAGTTCTCTCGGCAGAGGTGCGGGAATGGAAATCATCGAATCGCAGAACGTATTGAATCATACTGCAGGCGATTGGGCGGGCGCGTTAATAAACGGTGTTCCTAGTTCCGGCGCGACTACGCTGGTTATGGATACGTTTACAAACTCCGGTGCGGCACAGCTTAAAAAAGGCGACATCTTCTCTATCGCAGGTGTTAATCACGTCAATCCTATTACCAAGCAGGATACTGGCGTTGTTATGCAGTTTGTCTGCACCGCTGATACGACTGTTTCTGCCGGCGCGGCTACCGTACCGATCTTCCCCGCTATGGTATCCACCGGCGATCTTCAGAATGTATCGGCTCTTCCTGCTGATAATGCCGTTGTAACAGCCAAAGCGACTCATGTTGCTAACATCGCGTTCAATAAAAACGCTTTCTCGCTTGTAACCGTTCCTGTAGCACCGCTTTCGGGTGGTGTTGATATGGCTACGGAAGTTAGCGATGGCGTAGGGATAACCGTTTCTAAATGGGCTACAGGTATAGACCTTTCACAGAATATCAGACTTGATCTTCTGTATGGGCTGACTACCTCTAATCCGAATCTTGCTGTAAGACTTTTGGGTTAACCCAATAAGGGGGGAGCAACCCTCCCCCCCTATTTTTAAAGGAGATAAAATGAAAGTATGGCTATACAAAGGCAAAAAAGCTAAAATCTTCGACAAAAGCGTTACGGAGAAAATGGCTAAAGATGGATGGAGAGATGCGCCGTATAAAGTATCTGCGGGACAAGTTGAAGGTTCTAAAAATGTAAAGCGCGGACGGCCAAAAGGTAAATGACAACAGCTAAAACAATTATTCGCGGTGCGTTAAGGCTCCTTGAAGTCTATCCCATAGGTAGCACTTCAGAGCCTACTACGGCTGAATATACCGATTTGCTTGAGGAACTTAATAATCTTCTGAAAGCATGGCAAAATGAAATAAGCATTATTCCTTCGATTACACAGGAATCATTTACTTTAACGGCAGGCCAGCAGGTTTATACTTATGGGTCGGGCGGTGATTTTAATAGTGTCCGGCCTATAAAAATATCCGATGCGTTTTTTCGGTCTAATTCGATTGATTATCAGCTTAAACCGCTATCCAGAGAACAATATTTCGATATTGTTGACAAAACTATCCAATCAATTCCGGGAATGTTTTTCTATGACCCGCTGGCTACGCTAGGCAAGTTTTATCTTTATCCCACTTCGGATTCCGCCGATACGTTATTTATAGATTCATACAAACCTTTCACGGGTTTCGCCACGACAACTACAGATTGGGATGCACCGGATGAATGGCTTGAAGCAATAAAATATAATCTTGCCGTTGTGCTGGCTCCGCAGATTCCGGCACAATTATCGCCTCTTGTATTAAACAGAGCCAGATATTTAAAAAATAACCTTGTCATAGCTAATTTCGATACGGGAGTAATGAAAACAGATTTCCCCGACATGAGCAAAGGCAATAAATATTACAATTTCTTTAGAGGATTTTAATCATGGGTGTATCAGGTAATGAAGTAATCCAACTTGTTGGCAAGGAAGATATTGATTTTGGTACAGGCACAAATGCCGATTCAAAAACAAGAGTAAATGCGCTTCATATAAAGTTCTCAAGCGATCCCTCGAAAGTGGTTGACCAGTTGGTATCTGGTACTGCGATAGAGTTGCAGTCGGCCACCCCAACAACAGATTCAAGTGTAGCGAATAAGGGTTACGTTGACTCTGCAATAAAGACCGGGACAGGTACGGATAAAGGCAAAGGGGCAACGAATCTATCCGTAATAAGACCAACAGTCACAAGCATTTCACTCACAGCCGACACTGTAGTTGTAACAGGCGTAAGCGGGCAGAAAGTCATCCCCGTTACAACTGCATTGACCGCATTTATATCAACTATTGGCCAGGGAGGATTGGACGCTGGAACTAAGACCGTTTCAACATGGTATTATATATGGGTTATCAATGATTCAAGCGGGACTAACCCTAACGCGCTACTTTTGTCTGTAAGTCCTACAGATCCGACAGTTCCATCCGGTTATACGCATAAAGCCATGGTAAGCGCAGTTTATAATGACTCTTCAAATAATTTTAGTGATTTCTTTCATATCGACGATGAATATTACTATCCAAGCAGTATTTCTATAGGGACATCTGGAACGCTTGAAGCTAAAACATCATTACCTTATGCTCTTGTTAAATCCGCTCATATATCAGGCCGAAATAGCGGTAGCTCGCAATGGAATGGGAACTTTGGCAATGATGGGACGGGTTATCCTATA